AGAATTTTCACAAGAACACCTTGGTGAAACAATTGTTTCGCACCGTGTTGTCACACCAGAAGAAGTGTTAAAACTCTGTGACAAAGATAATGCATATTGCAGTTCATGGACTGATGAACATAAAATGGACACTTTTGTAACAAAGTGGAAAGAAGATGACGTTACCTGACGAAAGATACCGCGCACTCAAGTGCGGTAAACAATTTCTTCACGATCTAATTGATCCTAAGAAAACTCCGCGAGTGCCAAAAGATATTCGAAGACAAGCATTGTGGGTACTGAGGCATTACCCCGATGACTATCATTTTGAGATGATGGCAGAAAAAATGCCTGAACATTTCGATACTAAATCCTTTATGGTAAGGTTACAGGAAAAAACTTAAATGAGCAAGATTGAACAGTATGGAAGACAGCATGAAGTATTTGATGCTACAAGTAAAACGCATCGTAAGATATTTCATGAGGCTCTAAAGTACCGAACTTGGGGACGTTCTCCTATTCGTTTTTGGATTGAGAATGAAAATAATAATCTCATTAGTCAAATTGCAGACGAAATGGTTCGATATTACATGATGAAAGAATTTGGTAAATTTACTCCAGAAAAAGGAGAATTAATTACTGGTTATGGTGTAAGATCACGCCCTAACCCTAAACCATACAAAAGAAAGATTTATAAAGAATGAAAGTTTATATTGGTCCATATAAAAACTGGTTTGGTCCTTACCAACTAGCAGAGTTGCTTTGCTTTTGGGCAAAGAAAGAAAAAGACGAATATGGTTTCGAACGCGAACCAGATTGGGTGCATAACTTTGGTGAATGGCTTGCCCATGGTAGCGTAGAAAAAGAAGACCCAATCTTGGCCTCATCTTGGAACAAAGATCGTCATCACACATGGCTATACAAACTATTGACTTGGATTGAATCTAAGAAAAAGCGTATTGTCTATGTGAAGATTGACAAGTACGATACTTGGAACATGGATTCAACTTTGAATCCTATTATTCTGCCTATGCTAAAACAATTGAAAGAAGCCAAGCATGGTTCTCAACTTGTTGATGATGAAGATGTGCCTGAAAAGTTTCACACTACATATGATCCTCATAATTGGGATCAACAAGAACTCTTTCCCGAAAAGAAAGAAGCCGCTGATAGCGCAGTAGATGACCTTGTGCATCTACGTTGGGATTACGTTATGAGTGAAATGATTTGGTCTTTTGAACAACTTGCAACAGATTGGGAAGATCAGTTTCATACTGGTGTGTCTGATTGGATGAGTAAGCCCTGTAAATGGGATGAAGATGGCAAACCAAAATTATATCAAATGGTTGATGGTCCTAATCATACCGCAAAGTTTGATGCAGAAGGTTATCAAGTACATAGCAAACGAATCGACAATGGTCTACGTTTGTTTGGTAAATATTACAGAGGGCTTTGGGACTGATGAATTATCAATCAGTCTAAATAGTTTGTTTAATTCAACAATCAGGAGACAGTTATGGAAATTATCATCGGCGTTATTATTTTTAGCGGTATTGCTTATTTTGCCTATCTTATATTAAATAAAGAAAAGGCAGATGGAACACATCCGCTTGATTCTGTTACAAAGCCAGTAGAAGAAAAACAACCAGCGGAAGTTTATGAGCCTGTGAAGGCCGTAGAACCAACACCTGCGCCAGCACCAAAAGCAAGAAAAGCACCTGCTAAGAAAGTTGCCGGTAATGTGACGGCAAATGTTGTCAAGCAAGCAAAGAAGAGAGTGCCTGCTAAACCTGCAAGTAAGTAATCACTAACATTTGTGTATTTACCCATACTTGACAACAGCCAGGAAATGCGGTATGATATATACAAATGAAAGGAAAACTTCCATGAAACTCACAGCCTTAGTTGCCGCTCTTCTAGTTGCGACTACCGCACATGCAGAGGTTAGGTTTTCGAAAGACCCAAGGCAGAATGAACCGCGAACACTAGATGGTCAAAGTCATTCTTACAAGCCTAGCCCTCTTTATAATGTTCCGAATCAATTGGTTCGATATGCACCTATTGTCAACATCGAAACAATGTCAAAACTGGAAACTGGTGTTACTCAGAGACAAATCTGTGGCGTAACTACAGTACCCATTCAAAAAAATGTTCCCATTGTAGAAGGTCGATATGTGCATCCAGCAGATGCCGCGCTTGGTGCGGTTGTTGGCGCAATTGTCGGTGCCGGAGTTTCAAATGGTAATGTCGGCGCGACCGTAATTGGTGGAGCAATTGGTGCGGGTGTTGCAACCAATTCTAATCAGAGAGTAGTTGGTTACTCCACACAAACGGTCGGCTATCAACAACAAAACACTTGTCAAATTCTTGAAGAACCTTATAGCCGTAATGTCATTGTGGGTTACCTTGTAACTTACGAAGACAATGGCGAAAAGAAAACTATATCGACTACCGTTCATCCCGGTACGCATGTGAGGCTTGTGACCACTACAAGAACCGAGATGTAATGTTTTTCATATATGGCGCACCTAACAGTAGAGCATGTGAGAAAGCAGAATTTTTGCTATATACAATGAATTATGAGTATCGTATGTATTTGTACGGAATACACTTCACACTCAATCAACTTCAGAGGTTGCGACCAGGAACACAAACTGTTCCGCACATTTATCATGGCACAAAATATATTGGCGGCATAAAAGAACTTTATGAATACCTATACGGCAATCAAGATAGTGACCGAGGAAAAATCTCCGGACCTAGAGAAACTAAAGGCATCTTTAATTTCATTGCTGAAAACGAACAAAATAATAGTGACAATCCTACTGGGAAAGAACAGTAAGGTAGAGAGCATTTGGAATCTTGAAACTAACACTTGGACATATAGACCTACATCATGAGAAAGATTAATTCAGAAATTGGTGCTGAACCTATCTACACAAACGTAGAAGGTGAAAATGAAAAAATCGTTTTGATTAACGCATTCAATTGGTACAATTACAATTGCAGTAAGAAGGAAGCAAAAGAATTTGTACTTGACTATTTGAAATTCGTTGGGCGAAACAAAAGTGAAATTCTTGCAGTTCGTTCCGTATCAGAATCTAAAATCAATTTACAATTTGGCTGGCTTGCGCGAATGCTTTGCCTTGGTTTTGTTCCTAGCGACAAGACCAAGCAATACGTTGCGGGCAAGTACAAAGAACTTTTGGTCGAAGCAAATAAAGAATTGAAAGTTGTTCCTGTAGTAGTGGTTGAAGACGCACCGAAGGTCAACATTCAAGATCGCATTCGTGAGAAGGCAAGCGAAGAGGCTGGAGAAATAGAAGGTCTCATTGATGACTTTGTAACTACTGGTTGCAAAAATCCTATCGATATGGATTCTTATTTCCGTTCGCGCAATCTATCATCCGTGGTGATGACAAAAATTTGTAACGTCTTCATTGACAGAGCAAAAGAGATTGAAGAAGTAATTGATACGACTGATCCGCAATTGAAAGAAGGCTACTCTAACTTTAGCAAGCCAGAGTTGCGTAGATTCAAAGAGTTTTTGGATTCGATTGTAGTTTCTGCAAACAATCGTGCAAGTATTAAGCCAACGCGCAAAAAGCGTAAGGTGAAAGAGAAACCTGCAAGTGTTCTAGTTTCTAAACTGAACTACATGAAAGACTTTGCAGAACTTGGTTTGATAAGTGTTCCGCCTGAGAAAGTGGTTGGTGCATTACAGTTATGGACATACAATACGAAAACAAAGTTACTTGGTGTCTACAATGCAGATAACGCAAAAGGCTTGTCCGTGAAAGGTAGCACATTGCAAAACTACAATGAACAAACATCGATTGGCAAACGTCTACGCAAGCCAGAGGCAACTATCAAAGAAGTGATGGAGGCTGGCAAAGTTAAAATTAAGAAGATTCTACCAGATTTGTCTACCAAAGAATCAAACTTGACAGGACGGCTGAATTCTGATACAATTATCCTCAGAATAGTTAATTAGGACATTGAAATGATTTTACTCGACTTGAATCAAGTCATGATTTCCAACCTCATGATGCAACCAGGAATCGCTAGTGGTGGCATCGATGAGAATTTAATTCGCCATATGGTACTCAATAGCATTCGCATGTACAATGTGAAGTTTAAAGCAGAGTATGGTGATCTTGTAATCTGTGCAGATGATAAGAAGTACTGGCGCAAAGATTTGTTTCCGTACTACAAAGCGGCGCGTAAAAAATCGCGTGAAGACTCTCCATACGATTGGAATCTAATTTTCGAAACTCTTAACAGAGTGCGTGATGAGATTCGTGAAAACTTTCCGTACAAGGTTATACAAATTGATAAGACTGAAGCCGATGATGTAATCGGTACAATCTGTATCAACTATGGTGTTGAATTGAGAAATTCACAAAGTGAAAAGATTCTGATTCTTTCTAGCGACAAAGACTTTATGCAATTGCAGAAGTTCGCCAACGTAGATCAGTACAGCCCTATGGCAAAAAAGTTTCTAAAAACGTCAGAGCCAATCAAATTTCTTAAAGAGCATATTCTCAAAGGCGATAGAGGTGACGGCATTCCTAACATTCTTTCTAGCGATGACACCTTTGTTACCGAAGCCCGTCAGAAACCTGTAACTGAGAAAAAACTAAATACATGGGTAGCGCAGAAACCAGAAGATTTTTGCGATGCATCAATGTTGCGTAATTACCAGCGAAATGAAAGTCTAATTGACTTGTCAAAAGTACCTAGTGAATATACAGATAGAATTTTAACCGCTTATCGTAGCCCCAAAGAAGTGAAGGGTAAAGATAAAGTACTAAACTATTTCATCAAGAATCGTATGAAACAATTGATGGAACATATACAGGAATTTTAACATGCCGACTGACATTAGTAGAGCAACCATACCAGAGTTGCTTAAAATTGTAAATGATGTACCCACGAAAGATCGTGTGACACATTTGCGTGAGATTGCCAATTTGAAACCTGAATTGAAAACTATTCTCACATTTGTATACAATAGGGACATTCAATTTGATTTGCCTGAAGGAACACCACCTTACAAACAACTTGACATTCCAGACAATTGGGGTTATAATAGACTACATAAAGACTTGAAAAAGTTTAGGTACTTTGTAAAA